GTGTCTTATCGTGTTCAAAAAATTGGGTTTTGTTTATCATTTTGCGTTTATGTTTTCTGTTTCTTGCTTTAATGTATTGTTCTTCGGTTCGATTGCCTTTACTGTAGTTGCAGTTTGAGCAAGCACTAACGAGGTTATGGAATGAATCGTCGCCGCCTTGCTCGACGGGTGTGAGATGATCGACTGTAGTAGCTGTAGGTATTCCACAGTAGTAACAGGTGTAGTTATCTCGTCTGAGTATTCCAAGCCTAATCTTTCTCCAACGTGAAGTTGAACCATTACGTTTAATCTTATCCATATATTGTTCAATCATATATTATATGAACCCTGAGTGTTGAAGCACAGAGAACGGCCTAAGTGATTAGAACCATTCTCTAGTTTGAACCCTTTCGGTTTCGCACTTTCAAACGGACGCGTTATTGGTTATTCTGCGTAGTCTTGCCATATCATCACAAACGTTGTGTTGCTACTAGAAGACTCGTTAATAGCTGCTTATGATGTCGTAACTTCTCGTTATTGTTACACGCTACGTTGATTAGGCATAGGTAATTAACGCCCTCTAACGGCGATTAAATTGGCTATCAACCAACCCTAGACTTTAGGTTTAGACTTGGCACTAGCTACCAAGTATGTAACTTATATCAGTAATCGTTGTAGTTGTCTATCCTTGGGTCTTGAATCATATCGTTAATAAGCATCAAGTTTTCTTTACGTTGTAAATCAAGATCTACTTTATCTTGGTATTCTTGCAGCTTCTTTTTATCATCTAAACGTTTTTGGTAACACTTTGCGTCTTTGCATAACACTTCTTTGCTGTTGTCGTAATCGTAATGATAATGCAAATATATTGTGGTCATTCTTCATCACACTCGTGTAATAGTTCTTTAGCAATCATCTTGTTGCACATTTTACACCAAATGTATGTTGCCATTATTTGATCCTTTGCATACAAGCTCTACAGTAACTAGCGTTATATGTCCAATTACCACAACTGATACACCTAGCGATTAGTTCTAACATAATTTTTCACCATTTCCCATAAAGTAGCCAAACCAAACACAGCTAATATGACACCTGCAAATAGTAATGCGTCTATGTATCTTTGTTCCATTTATAGCCCCTTCACTTTTTGTAATTCTTCTTCTAATTCTTTAATACGATTAACTAATTGACCTAATCTAGCATTTCTGTTAGTTGGTTTAATACCTAATAATTCACATTGTTTAGCCAATTCTATTGCCCATTCGTCTGTATACTTTTTTTGCATAATAGCAATAGTTTTAGTACGCGCTAAACTGTATAATCGTGCACGTTCAGTTTTTTCCTTAAATTTTTGTGCTTTATCGTCCATTTGTTGCCCCTGTCTTGACTTAGTGTTTTTTTTCTACTATCTTTCTTGCTTCTTCCATATCATCACGATTGTGGAAGTTTGATGCCTTGTTGAGTAAGTCTTGTGAAATTGAGAGTCGTAAGACTTGCTCTAGCTTGTATACGTCTTGTGGTTTCATTTGCCCCCCTTTCTTAGTCTTATTGTCGCATATATAACGCCAGTAACACCAGAAACGCGCCAAAGAACACAATAATTGCTTCCATTATTTAACCCCCATAATTTTTGAACATTGTGGAAATGCTCTATCAAATCCTTGCCTTGATACAAGCATCTGTGCCCGTTTATATTGTTCGGACACAGAAGCCCGTGCTGGGTCGCCAGACCCACCTACCCATTCCCAAGAACGTTTATCAAACTGGAACAAGCCCCTATACTTGCCTGTTCGATTAACAGCTTCTGGATTTAATGACGACTCACAAACGGCTATTTTCCGGTAATCGTTTGGTAGTAGCTCAACGTCATCAAAATATGGGTTCATTAAAAGTATCTCTAAAATTGGTCTGTCTTCCAATCTGCAGCTGCCGTTTCAGCCTGTTCGTGGCTTGACGGAAGTCTAGAAGCGTTTAACCAAGCACTAAGGTTATCTGCCAATTGTTGTTGATTATCTAATTGGTTTTTAACAATTGTGTATGGTGCGAATTCTAGCTTAGAAAACTCCTGTTCCTTACTTAGGAATTGCAGATATTTCAGTAGTTTCTCTTTATCCCAGTCAGTATAGATACGTTTGCATAAGGAATGCAAGAAGTTTATTTGCTTCTCTGTAGCAACCCTATAAGACCCAAAATATGACATTTCTAGGCCTTGCCCTTGTCCAGATACAGGCGCAAGGGTTTCGGGGCTAATTTTGCCTTCTACGGGCTTTATAGGGCTATCTGGTGGCGTTTGCCAAGGGTCGTTTTCTGGTTTCATATTACGTTGTACTTCCTCTCTGCTAGCAATACCTTTAGTAACAGCAATACCAAGAGCTGCAATAGCGCGACCCCAAGCACTTGTCTCCAATGTCATCATTTCAGCCCCACGAGCAAAGCCTTTAGCAGGAACACGTTCCCAAGCCCAACCTGTTGCGTGATTTAACTGCTCACGATCAGGGTAAGCAAAGGCTTCACCATAAATAAAAGTTTCACCATTAAATTCCAATACACCTCGATATTGAAAGCGTAATACTCCGTTTGGGTATTTGTCGTAAAACATTTGTATACGATCTTTAACTTCTATGTAATTCTTTAAATAATCCATTTAATTAACTCCTATAAATAGTCCGTAAAATTCTTGCAGCTGTTGCATTTTGTTTTCACAATCTCCAGCACATACAAGAGGTTCAAATATGCATCTGGTTCTGTGGTAGTAATCCATTGTGTGATATGCGTGTTGTAGCAATATCGAGATTGGGTAAAACTGTTTATCCATTATTGCCCCTTTCGTTAATAAAAGGTTAAAACAAAGGTAAGTCAAAACACGGCATTGAATTATAACAATTTGATAACGGCTTTAACGCCAAAGTTCGCCTTCGGCTATAAATGAACCGTCTTTGTTAAATGGCACTAGCTCGGGTTTAACTTGTCCGTCCTGTTCGTATAATATGCCAAAGCCTGCCTGCCAATTTGCGTGACCTTCCTTCATATAACGCATACCAGCACTATTAAGGTCACAAAGATGCCCAACTTCCATACCCCACAAAGTACTAAGTTTGCCTGCAAAACCGTGTGACGCTGAAGCAATACCTTGCCTATGAGTATGACCACAAATAACATTCTTACCTGTTCTTGTAGCTAGTCCAAGAGCTGTTTGTCCTGCGTGATTATAAAGCCTGCCTTCGTCGCCGTGACCTATAATTACGCCTTTAGCAACTTCGGTTAATGATCTGTTATATGTAACTTTAATATCTGGTTCGTTATAACCTAAAAGGTTTTCTATTTTGATTGCGTCAATAACTGCAAATGCTGGTGCGTGACGGCTAATGTATTTTTCTATACGAATTGTGTGATTGCTTCGTTGTATTTGGAAAGGCTTACTGCGTCCAATAGCACTACGGAATTCTTTGAGTAAGCCCTTCAAACCAATTATATTCTTTTGTAAAGAACCCTCAAACTCCAGGGCTGTGCCACGTGCATACGTTGAAATGGTTTGGCAATCAAGCTCATCACCAACACAAAGTAATTTATCTGGTTTAACATAATCTATATAATCAAGTAAAGAATCAACGTATTGCTTTTTAATGTATGGGTATTGCAAATCTGAAATTACGACGTAACGTTTAATAGTTACCTCTTTCGTGTAGGTTTCTTACCTAACTGTGAGTTAATACTATCTATAGTACTACGAATTTTGACAACATCTAACTGTAGGCGTGTCACTTTATCTGATAAAGAACTTCCACCATTAGGAAACAATTGTGACTTCATTTTAATAATTTCTGCAGTTGCCTTAATAACCAAAACAAGAATAGTAATAAGCAAACCAATAATGCCAACAAGTTCATTTATCATTGTCCGTCAAACCACTCAGGATCATAAAAATCGTCGTCGTCTTCTTCTGGCGATACTGTGAACTGGTATTTTTCAGCAGCAAAGTTGATAATTCCAAATACGCTGTGTTGTGGCATATCTGAATTGGCTTGTATCTTTATAGATTTTTTGCGTCCGTCAAAAGTTTCAAGTAAACAAACAAACCCTGTAATAAGTTTGCCGTCTTCGTGAGCTGTGTTAATCACTTTTACTAGCTCTGAGGCCATTACGTCTGGTAGTTCAATTGTTTGCTTTTTTGCTTTAGGTTTGCTCATATTCCAAATGCCTTTCCGTTAAGGTCGCCTGCCTTAGTAAAGGATATATGCAAATGTGATACGTGAGGGTTAGACCCTTTGTAGACACGCCAAGCCCAATTTTGTCGTGGTGAGGCTATTCTGTGTTGGTGAATAATATAACTCAGTCTTTTGTCGCCTTTGAGTGCAATTGTCTTAATTTGTTCAGCAAGTAACCAAGACTCTTTACTAGATCCTTTAACAAGGTCTGAATCAACATCTATAGCACGAACCCACCCATTCTTATCTGGGTTATGGTCTGACTTGCGTGCGTTGTGTGCTGTGTCGCCTATCCAACCGTCTGAGCGTTTATCTCGCTTTGGATATTTGGCGTTTATTTCTGAGCGTAATTGCTCAGCTGCTTTACTTAATTTTGGTTTTGGCATTAGGGTTCATAGCTCCCATTGAAGCAGCTACAACAGCACCTAATACAGCTCTGTAATCAAGGGCGAAGTCTGTGGCTTGCCATGCAGCAAGAAAGGCTATTAAGCCCATTATTGCCGCTTTGTGGTTAAAGGATTGCTTGGATTTCATCGGCAGTCAAACCTGTTGCTTCAGCTAATTTTTTTAATGCGTTTAATTTAACTTCTTGTCTAGCTTTGTTTTCGGATTCAATTCTTTGTAATTCTAAAATATCTGCTTCACGTTGTTTTAAAAATGCCTCAAGGTCAGCACCTTTTAATTCTACAACTGTATCGTCAATACCAACTAAAATCTTTTCTGATTTATTTTGCGTAGCCATAAATTGACACCACTCCCGACATAGAAGAACCTAATAATGAAAAACCGTCAAATTGTGTTGTGTCAGCAAAACGTCCACCACTGATTACTAGATAACCATTTGAAGGTGCGTCAAAACCAAGAACTGTAAATTGTGTTTGCTTTGCTAATTGAGGTGCGAATACGTCAGCACTAAAACCAGCTGTATCTGGGCTTGTCAAGGTGTAAACGGTTTGAAATGAAGTTGTGCTTGAAGAGTATTGTGAAGTGTCATCTCCACCCGGACCACCAACAGCACCTCTATAGCTTCTGTACCTATAATTACTTGTGCTATTATCACTTGAAGAAGCCCTTAAACGAAATGTAACAAAACCACCAGAAGTTACCAAATCGTTTACAACAATTTTGTAATTATTATATGTGCTTGTAAAAACATTGTTAAAAGATTGGTTACTAACTGAAGACATAGTTGTTGTGCTAATAAGTGTTAGACCGGATGAAGCTGTACCCCATTCAAAATCTAAATCTGTTCCAGAAGTCTTTTTTAATACTTGACCAGTAGTGCCACCTTTAAGATCAACAAAAGAAGTATCTATAGCTGAGCCAAGCGTGCGAATAGCACTAGCTCCATTTTTTACTAAATCTGTGTCAGCAGGCGTAGACCAGTTAAAATTCGTCGTATTCGGCATATCTCTAGTTTATCCTTTTCTTAAGCGACGTCAAGCCACGTTAAATCGTTAGGCAGGTTTTGCCATTGGGTTAATGGGTTGTAGTCTTCCCATTGTACATCAAGAGAGCTGTAGATTGAGTTAGAAATTGCTAGATCAAGTTCAAGGCTGTTTTTTGATAATGTCCAAGTCCAACCTTCACAAAAACCTTCAAATACACCTGAGGTAATTATGCCTGTTGGAATGTTAGTTATGGCAATAAGTGTGTCCATTGAAACACCAAGTAATGAATTACGTACAGCATTAGTTATGTTTGGGTTAGATAAGTTTAATGAAACTGAGTCTAAAGACACTTTTGGTAAGCCTCTTAGGGCAACTGTTCTAGCAGCTTGTTCTTGGGCGTCTAGTTGTTCAGCTAAAATGGTTGGCACAATTTGTTGCAACAAACCATAAGT